GAATGGAAAGACGTGGATGGGATTGGTAAATATTTCCGCACTTGGGTGACAGGGCCAATGATGGAACTGTTCAAGATCAAGAACCCGTGGCAGAAAGAATACGAGGAAGGTATGGCACCTTATACGGCGCACCGACCTGAATACACCGGCGGAGAAGAGGAAGAGAACGAGAGTATCCGCAACGCCATTTTTGGCACCCCCGGAGAGTGAGGTGGTGCTTGAATGGTGAAGAAAACTGCAAGAGAGGTTACGGAAGATAAGACAAGCCGGATCATGAACGCCGTGGCGCTGTGGGCCAGCTTTTACCGGGCGAACCCGCAGAGATTTTGCAAGGATTATTTGAACGTAAACCTGAAGATGTTCCAACAGATTTTGATTTATTGCATGGCGCTATGCACAAATTTTTGTTTTATAGCGGCGCGTGGTCAATTAACCAGAATTATTTTTGGTCGTAAATATGAAATTTATAATTCTGGATTAGGCCCCCAGGCAGAGAAATCTGCTTGAGTGAACCGGACAAAATCGGTAGAGGTTGTAAAATGCTAATACCGAGATAACCTACCTTCTTAATAGAAGGAGGTATTGTAACGCATAGGCGGTGAACCTGTTACTGACAGAATATAACCCGCCCACGAGTGCCCGGCACCCTTAGAGGGTGAAAATGTATGCTGAACTTATGGGAAACCATAAGAACTGCCGGATAAAAAGCCGGTAGGATAACATTATTGCTAGGCAAAACATTCCTATGTGCAATTTTCTGCTGTTGGAAAGCGATCTTGTACCCAGGCAGCTTGATTGTGATTGCGAGCAAAACGCGAAACCAGGGCAGCTTGGTACTGAAAAAGATTGAGCAGGAGTTGGTGCCGCGAAGCCCATTACTGCGCAGTGAGATAAAAGATATAACGATAAACCAGAGTGTGGCGAAGATAACCTTCCGCAATGACAGTGTGATTGAGGTTGTGACCGCCGCGGATACTGCCCGTGGCGGCCGTGCGAGTTTGCTGATCATTGACGAGTACCGCATGGTTGACAAGGAAGTGCTGGATCTGGTTTTGAAGAAGTTTTTGAACTATATCCGCCACCCCGGCTACATGGATAACCCCAAGTATGCCCACCTGGCGGAACGCAACCAGCAGATGTACCTAAGCTCTGCATGGTTTGAACAGCACTGGTCATGGGATTTGTGCAAGGATTACTTTGTGAACATGTTTGACACCACGAAAAATTACTATTGTTTCCGATTCCCGTACCAGATGAGTATTAAGGAAAACCTGCTGCTGAAGAGCCAGGTAGAAGACGAGATGACAGAATCGACGTTTTCTGACATACGGTTCCGCATGGAAAATGAGGCGTTGTTTATTGGTACGACAGACGGCGGGCTATTTAGCTTTGACGATATTAACAAGCAGCGCAGGATCATAAAAGCGTTCTATGCACCAAACATGATTTTGAACAATAAGGCGGCTTGCCAGTTGCCGGCCAAGAAGACCGGTGAGAAGCGGATTTTGACGGTTGATATTGCCCTGATGAGTTCTAAGCGCCGCGACAATGACGCCACCAGCATCTTTTTGAACAGTTTGGTGCCGGACAGTACAGGCAAGTGTACCAGCAACATGGTGTACACCGAAAATTGTGAGGGTATTATTACGCAGGATTTGGTGCTGAAGCTACGCCGCTACTTTAAGTATTTTGAGTGTGACTACATTGGCATTGACGCAAAGGGTCTTGGTGCTCCCATTATGGACCTGCTGATGCACGAGTGCTATGACCCGGAGACGGGCGAGACATACCCACCGCTGAATTGCTGCAATAACCCGGATTTCCAGGAGCGGTGCCCCGACAAGACGGCACCCAAGGTGATTTGGGCGATCATGGGCAGCAGCCAGTTTAATAATGACGTGACAATTGCGTTGCGAAGCGGAATCCAACAAGGGAGAATCCGGTTTTTGGAATCCGAATATGACTGCGAAGAGATTTTGCGGGCGAACATTAAAGGTTACGACAAGCTTTCACCCATGGAGAAGATGGCGCTGCAGATGCCGTACATCAATACCGGATTGGCTGTAAATGAGCTGGTGAACCTGGAATATGAAGCAACGAATAATTTGATCCGTGTGCATGAGAAGCCCGGCGCACGCAAGGACCGTTACAGCAGCCTGAGCTACAACTATTATATTGCGCTGCAGGTTGAACGCATGATGAGTAAAAACTTTATGCGCAATAAGAAGATTGAAATGAACTTTAGAGCACCCAGACTGCGGCATTAAGGAGGCGGCTATATGGAAGAAATACAGCAGAAAAAGGTCGCCATGATCAGCCCGGACGGCAAGAAAAGCTTTGTGCCATTGACGGAATTTATGAGTAAGGTACGGTATGCGAACCTGGCGAACGTGAAGATCCGCGACCTGGTAAATAACCGCGACTACAACCCTACTTATAAAAAGTACACCAAGAGCCAGATTGTTACCTATTTGGCGAACCCGGCCAACTATGAAGTGCAGCTGCGGCAGATGAGCCAATACCTGTTCAATATTTCGAACTATTACAGGCGGCTGATCCAGTATTTTGCCAACATGAGCACGTTCAGTTACATTGTGGTGCCGTATGGCGTTGATTATTCCAAGAATGTGAACCTGCAAAAGTTCAAAAAAGGTTACTATGCGGTGACGGCACAGTTGGAAAAGATGAACCTGCGGCACGAGTTCAGCCGGGCATTGGTGGTAGCGTTCCGTGATGATGTGTATTACGGATACGCATGGGAAACGAACGACAGCTACACCTTCCAGCAGCTGGATGCAGACTATTGCAAGATCAGCAGCATTGAGGATGGTGTATACAACTTTGCGTTCAATTTTTCTTACTTTGATTCCCACAATGAGCGATTGCCAAATTTCCCGCCGGAATTTACCACGATGTACAGTGCGTACCAGAAGGACTCCGGCTTGAAGTGGCAGGAGCTGTCAAGTGAGAATTCTATCTGTTTGAAAGTAAACGAGCAGACGTATGTACCGATCCCGCCGTTTGTGAGCTTGTTTAGCGCACTGGCGGATATTGAAGACTACCGGGCGATCAGCAAGGATGCCAGCGAAGTGAATAATTACAAGGCGTTGGCGCTGGAGATCCCGGTGGGGGATGACGGTACATTTTTGATTGACTACGACCTGTGCAAAGAGTTTTACGACATGCTGTGCAACGTACTGCCGGAGAACATTGGCGCGATTATGAGTCCGATGAAGATCAGCAGCTGGGACTTTGAAAAAAGTGGAGCTGTGAGTGGCAGTGACGATGTGGCAAAAGCTGAAAATTCGATGTGGAAGCAGGCGGGCGTAAACTCGATCTTATTTGGTGGCGGTGAAGACCCCAGCAGCTCTACGCTGAGCCTTTCTACCGTGAATGACCAGATGATTGTGTTTGCGATGATGCGGCAGATTGAACGCTGGATCAACCGTAAATTAAAGAGTGTTTCGACGGCAGTTAAGTTTAAGGTAAATATTTTAGATGTGACGTATTTTAACCGGCAGGAAGTGCATGACCGCCTTGTAAAAGATGGCCAGTACGGAATGCCGGTG